CAGATCCCGACGAGGGAAAGTATTGGAAGCCTACCGTTGATAAAGCTGGTAATGGATACGCCGTGATTCGTTTCCTTCCTGCTCCAGTCAACGAAGACATTCCTTTCACTCGCATCTGGGACCATGGATTCCAAGGACCAACAGGTCTTTGGTATATCGAGAAGTCGTTGACGACTCTCGGTAAAGACGATCCCGTGTCAGAATACAACAGCGTTCTTTGGAACACTGGTCTTGACTCTGATAAGGAGATCGCACGCAAGCAGAAGCGCCGCTTGGCATACCACAGCAACATCTATGTTGTGAAGGATCCAGGCAATCCTGCGAACGAAGGTAAGGTCTTCCTGTACAAGTACGGAAAGAAGATCTTCGATAAGCTGAACGACCTCATGAACCCAGGTTTTGAGGACGAGAAGCCAGTAAATCCTTTCGATCTTTGGAACGGTGCTAATTTCAAGCTCAAAATTCGTAAGGTCGAAGGTTGGCCTAATTACGATAAGTCAGAATTCGACTCTCCCGCACCACTGTTCGATGATGACAGTGAGCTTGAACGTGTCTACACTCAAGAGTATCCGCTCGCTGAGCTCGTAGATGCAAAGCAATTCAAGTCTTATGAGGATCTTAAGACTCGTCTGAACACTGTCTTGGCACTTTCTGCGGAACCTGCCAAGATTCGCGGAGTTGATCGTGATGAAGAGGAGTATAAAGCTCCTGCGCCTACCTTCAAGGCGGCTGCTGCACCTGCTGCAGCTTCTACGGTCGATGAAGACGACGATGATCTCGATTTCTTCAAACGGCTTGCCGAAGAAGATTGATAAGGTGGGAAAGGGCGGCTTCGGTCGCCCTTTTTTTATGCTCTTGCCGCTTGTTTATAATCGAGCGGCGCAAATCCCATACGAGTTAAGTAATATTGAATGCTGGCGTTATCTCCAGTCGACTCAGCGATTTGCATTTGAGAAGAACTCGCAGAAGCCTTTGTATCTGCTGAACTCGTCTTTATCGTAGCAGCTGCAGATTCTATAATTTTTGAATCGACAATCGCATTTGTTTTTTCTCTTGCTGCTTTTCCTATATCACTTGACATTGTACTATTAAAACTATTTTGAAGTTGTGATCCAGTAGTAATACTCATAGGTCCTAAAGCAGCACTTAGAATATTTCCAACTGCCTTGATCGCGCCCTCCGTTAAATCAACGCCGGCTCCAACCGCTTGTTCCAAAGCGCTATCTCCGGTTCCTCCTAATGGCGCTCCTCCCACTGCTCCTTTGCCATATGGTTTTTGCGGGTTATATCTTCTTATTTGCAATCCATTTTTAGCATTGTTATCTAAAAAATATCTCTTAACTTTATTGCTAGTGTTACCGGCTATGAGCTCGACTTTGTTTCCTTGTCTTACGCCTGTTGCGATACCTATATGGCCACCAGCAACATCTGGACCTAAACCACGAGTTTGAATAACAATGTCGCCTTCTTGAACAGAAGACACTGGAACATTATCTCCCCACTTTTGAAAGCTATTAGCTATGTTAGTTGCGCCTTTTAATCCAACTTGAGCGAGTGTAGAGTTTACAAATGCCGAGCACCATTTTTCATTTCGCGGATCTAATCCGACGCCACCTTGTCTTAAATAGTTGCCTATTTGTGATTCACCAATACCAACTTGACTAGCAGCTAGTCGAGTAGCTTTACTCAATGATTGATTAGAAGTTGCGCTAGGAGAAGATCCACCCGTTTGAGTTGCTTGTGCCGGCGCCGTAGATTTTGTACCATTAGCTGGTGCCGTAGTAGCTGGAGTAGCTGCAGGAGTTGCAGAAGCAGGAGTTGTAGCTGCAGAAGAAGGAGTTGTAGCTGCAGAAGAAGAAGGCGTTACAGCGGTTGCAGAAGAAGAAGGCGTTACAGCGGTTGCAGAAGAAGCGCGAGTAGCATCAGAACCTTTTGACCCTGTTGTGCCACCGGAAGTACCGGATTTTGAAGAAGATTTAGGCCCCGGAAAAGCAGTTAAAATTTCTTCGGGTGAATTCGGTCCACTTGAAGCTTTATTGCCAGAAGTAACAGGTTGTTTTGGACCTGAAAATGCTGTGGAATCTTCTGATTGGTCGTTGGTTTGTTGCATTTCGGCGGAAGGTTGTGTTACGCCTGTTGCAGAAGAACCAGTTTCAGTTGATAATTTTTCTGCTGCTCTTGACTCTGGAGTTCCTACAATATTGCGTAGGCCATCATTAAAAACTCCAGCTATTCCTGATGCAAAATCATAAACACCTTTTGCAAAGTTTACAATAGCATTAAAAGTTTCTTTTACCGGATCGAGTTGAGATATAAAAAGAGCTCCAGCTGCAACAGCTGCACCTAATAATATACCATTCGATTCTTTATTTGCTTTTTCTACTTCAGCATCGACTTTTTCTTGTTCTAAATTAGGAGTAGCATCTGTTTGCGATGCACCTTGTTCTATCGATTGTTCTTTTGTAGAAACACTGCGCGTATTATATGAAGATATATTGTTATTTAATCTTTGCTTGAGATAACCGTCAATCGTAGCTAGCTTCTCTATCATCTGAACGATAGGAGAATTAATTTTAATATTACTCATTGAAGGAAGTGTGCCGCTTCCTGTCTTCGAAGTTTTTGTTTTTTGATTTGTTGCAAACATATTATTTGCAAGCACATCTTTCATTGCTGCTTTTGCGGCCGCAGTGCTTGGAGTTGGTGTACCGGGATCTTGTAACTGATCACTGCCGAGTGTCGACTGATATGTTGCTTCAATCAATAAGCTAAAACGCGGATTCGAAGCTTCTCTTGTTTTCTTATCGATCCATACTTTTCCGTTGAGATCCCATACATATTCTGTTTTACCGAGTTTTATAACAGGTCGAGAAGGATCAATACGAACACGCTTCTTCTTGCCTTCAGAAAGAGAATTCTCAGATTGAAGATTATTCAGAAGCTTAAGTAAGCCTTCGGGCGCTTTTATTTTTGTTTTTTGATCTACCCATCCATCACCAGTTTTAATGAAGGTTTGGCCGCCAATCGTAACCGGTTCAGCCATTATGCAATTACCAATTTTTGATGTTGCATATATTTTTCCATAAGCAAGCTATCGCTTGGGTAATTCGGATCAAAGTGATCTCGCTTACTATCGTTTGAAGATCCGGGTTTTCCAATAGGAGATATATTTGCAGATGCTGGTTCGGTTGCTGCTTTAGTAGAATCTAATTTCCCTAAATCAACCGTGTTTTGTAATTCTGTAGATATTTTAGAAATTTTGGCAGCTGCCGCAGATTCTGATTTTACAGGAGTTTGCATATTATTATTAAATTTATTAGATAACTGCGAACCGGTTGTAAGACTCATCTCTCCAAGACTGGCTTGAAACACTTTACCGGCGCTTTCAATTGCGCCTTTGCCTAAATCAGCAAGAGAACCCATAACACCTTTTGATTCTTGCGAACTTGCTCCTTGCGAATCATAAGAAGAAGCCGAATATTTTCCACCGGTATAATCTGCCATCCATTTTGCTTGATATGCTTGTGGAGTCATACCATTGTTTATAGCAAGCGCCTTTGCAGACATCTTTCCTTGTATATTGCCTGTATACCAGGCAAGTGGAACTTTCGAAACATCACCGCCGGCTTTTTGTAATATTTCTTGAACGTATTTTGCGGCAACAGCATCTTGAATAGGCGGCGGAGCAAGATAGGCGCTACTATATTCTGTTCCTATATTATACTTTTTAGTTAATCCTCTCCAAGATCCATTTGTAAATGCATAAGCGCCGGATGCAGTTTGACCTGGCATGCCATTAGGATGTGGAATACCATAATTGCCACCAGACTCGCGTGTTCTGATAGTAGCAAGGATTTTTTCTACGTCTGCAGGAATTGAAGGAAGATTTTGTGTTTGAGCTGCAGAAGCCACAGGAGCGCCTGATATATTTGCAGATCCGGATGTTGCTGTCGCGTCAGGTGTTGCGGCTGTAGATACAGGCGATGCATTTGCTCTTTCATCGTCGGTAGCTTCTTGTGCTCTCGCTTCTGCTGTTTCCGAGAATTCTACCCAAATTTGATACAAATCCCATAGCAACCAAGCAGTAAAACCTGCTGCTATTAGCTTTGTTACCACGGCAGAAACCGCAGCCACTGGTGCACCTATACCGGTGGCAGCTAGTGTAGCTTCAGCAGCAGTAGTAGCGGCGGTCGTAGCGGCCACAGCAGCAATTTGAGCAAGAAGTCTTTGCTGAGCTTTCTTTTCTAAGTATCTTAAGAAAAGATTCCACAATCTATTTTTACCGTATGCAGAGAAAGCGAAACGTATAAAGGCTTTTTCTGCAAACCATGCCATAAATCTTGCTGCTTGTTTTTTTGTAAAAGCAGTAAGTGCACCTGCTATAGTTTTAAGTCCTTTATATGCAAATTTAATAGCGGTGACAGGAGCTATAGCTACCGCTGCGAGTGGAAAATTACTAACTATCGATGAAAGCAGTCCTTGACCACCTTCTCTTTGTCCTGTTTTTTCATTAAATGTTCCATAAGCATCTTCATATATTTTCCCGCCAATTAATCCGAGGAGTGCTCCTCTCCAACCGAAAACACTTCCTACTGCCGCTCCTGCGATTGCTGTTGTGCCCAATGCGGCTGCAAAATTTTGAACGAAACCAATGATAGGAGATATCTTATCAGTAAAAGCCGCCCAATTCGATTTTAGTTCTTCTAATTGTGATGTGTCTAAATTTCCAAGAGCAGCGAGGCCAAGAGTACCAAGCAAACCGGCACCGATTAAAAGCTTTCCTACAGTTCCAGCTCTTTCTTTGGCATTATCTTTTATCGCGTCGAGTTTTTCTCCTAAATTACTAAACGGATTTTGAAATGAACTTCCACCGGATTCGATCGACGCTTCTTTTTCTGCTTGAGCTTGTTGCTGAAATGCTCTTTTTTCAAACTGAAGTTGTTGCTCAAGAGTTTTTTCAATCGAAGAAAGATAATTGACTGCTACTACTAACAGTTTTTCTGTAGGCATATTTGGATTGACAGCCGGTCGTGCAGACTTTTTAGGAGAAGCGGGAATAGTGCCTGAACCAGACACTTTCGACTTTCCGGCTTGACCTGCCATACCAACACCATTAATAACAGTTACCGGTGCAGGAGAAAGAGCTCCTTCGAGAGCTCCTCCTACCGCTTCTCCAACGCCGCGCACGGCATTGCCAGCAGCTTCTACTACTTTTCCTGCTAGACCGAAAGTACCTTCGATGGTCGATTTTACTGCAGCAGAAACCGGTGTTTCAAATAACCTAGGCATTACTTTCTTCTACTCTCTATTTCTTGTCTCTGTTCTTCAAGATGAGCCATTAATAAATCAACGTAGAGATCTCTTTCATAAGGTATTAAGTTTTCGATCTCAGTTATCGAATATTTGTGATGCTGAGCCAAAGCAAAGATCATACTATAGTAGTTTTGAAGCGAGTTGTGACTCAGCGCCACATAAAAAAATCTTTGAGATTCGTTAACTCGATACTCCTATCATTACCAAGTTCATTTGTGTATTCAATCTTATGATATAACTTCGGCATCTTCTCAAAGAATTGCCGAATTAAATCGAAAGAATTGACTGGCAATTGATCGAGAAACTCTTCGAGTTCTTTGTCTGTATATTCAGAAGCAGGATAAATTTCTTCTTCTGTTACGATGGTATCGATACAGTTAATGATAAAGAATGTCATGAGATCGACTTCATTATCAAACTGCGTGATTTTATCAGTGATGCTCGAGCTCGGATACTTCATGATCATTGCAATATTATCAGACAGTTTAATAGTCGAATCAATACCCTCTGGCATTTCGACTTCAATCGTATCAAGGTTTAATTCAAAGTCATAAACTTTATCGTCTTCGTTATCACGATAAGATAACTTGACAATGTTGTTGACAGATTTCGCTCGCAGTTTTAAGAACAAATATTCAAGATCGAAAGTCGTAAGCTTATCGACATCAAAATCTTCATCTTGCACGCAAAGTTTTAAGATCTGTTTGATGGCTCTGATCACATCAGTGTCTTCGCCGCCTTGTTGAGAGATGAGCAAGATCTTTTCTTCTTTCACCAAGAATGGTCGAAAGAGAATCTTTTTCTTTGAAGAGGGAATCGTCACGTCAAAGAGTGGTTGGTCGATTTTTGGTAAAGGCATTATATATTCTCCTAAATTATAAATTATGCTTCGACAGTTGTTATTTGATTTCCAAGTGTGTCATATCGTTTCGGAAACCCGGCGAGTTCAACGCCGCGGTTAGAAAATGTGTTTGGCGGAAGAGGAGGTGGCGAACCTCTTGATCTAAATCCATCGCCGATGATTGTAGTTTCATTTGATAGATCTGTTAATTCAAGACCTCGGGCGCCTGTTGGATCGAGAGTAGCAAGATCAACAACACCTCCAGCACCCATTCCTTGAACCGCATACGGACCAGTCGCAGTCACTTTAATTTCATCATTAATCGATTGGCTTTTTTTATTCTTCGATTTCGATCTTTCAATTCGAAGATCAGTAAAAGAAAAAGTGATGTTTAACTTCATTAAAGTATTTTCTTCGCTCCATGACATATTCATGCTTTGTATGCCGGTAGGAAACACATCATATATATGATATTCCATCACAGCATTTTGTGACCGATCATATACAAATACATTTACATTCGGACACGCATACGTATCTTTGTAAGCGATCTCATATGGTCTTCGCAAACCACCAATTTTATTATTATTCATATTCGCGCCACCAAAAGAGTCGCGATTGACGATTAGATTTAACCATTCTTCAAAGAATTCTACAACCAGCGCGTCTTTATCGACGATGAACTGAAGAGTAAAATCTCCGACATTTACGCCATACGCAACATTTTCAACTGGACCAAATCCGTATCTTCTGATATTTTGTTCTTGTAATAGATTAATAGAAGGAAGAACAACATTATCGCATCTCATTGTCAGAATCGAATCGAGATTTCCGGCTGGAAACTTTTTTATTGCCCATGGCATCGGAGCAAAAACTGTTAAGAAGCTATGTGTAGGAAGTATACTATCTGCACCAGAAACTTCGGCTCTAAATCGACCGATATTAAATATGCC